CTCTTTCGTCTTGAAACAAGGCAAAGTTTGGTGGATGACATTCAAGTCATGGTTTTGGAATCTGAATTGCCAGATTCACGAAACTTTCATTTGTAACGTCCTACCAGTCATGCCTGTTATAGACGATGACATTGAGCAACTGGAACGCAGAGTTGAGGAGGCGCCCCAGGTACTGCCTTTGACGGAGTACTTGGAGATTGACGCGTCCATCAACGATGAATTCAACGAATACATTCCGGTTGACGAGGAAGGGGTAGCCATACCTGAGCGTGCCCACAAAGCCGCTCAGAAGCAACTACACAGGATACGGAGGGGTTGCTTGCAGGCGGCGGTTAACGCAGTGGAGCTCGAGCTGAGAGCCAAACACGGAGTTGTCCCGGGCAATGAGCTCAACGAGCAGGCTTTGCGCGTTTCCACTGCTGAAATCTGCAAGAAATACAACATCAACAGCACCCATTCCTACTTCCTGACGATTAAAGCGCCCATGCTAGCGATGGTCCCTAATCAGGATCAAATGGACGCTTTGCGCATAGTCTACAACGGGGAGTCCAGTTCGCGACGATCCTCAGTCGAAGCCCTTCGTAATAGTGAGGCTTACTCGCATTACAAATCCGGACATTATTGTTAGAGGGGCCTTGTCCGTTTTCAAGGTATGGACACCAAGTGCAAACCATTGGGTCTACCTGAATTAGTGGTATCGGACATTTTGGTGAGAAAACCACTCAAAGTTAGATACGCAACAACGCTGTCGACACTCACCGCAGGTTCACGCGTGGGTTTCCACAACTCCTCTTACGCTAACGTCGTAAGGGCCCTTGAAGAACGTGTCTTCAGAGTCAAGAACGAGTTGGGAGAGTTCGTTGAACCTCCGCGGCCCGAAAAGGGTGCTTTAAAGATGAGAAAGTTTGCTAATCTTTATCTTAGCAAAGTAGGTCCCATTAGGAGGCATTCCTACAGCGAGGTCGTCGATTGTTACAAATCTGGGAAGAAGGCTTTGTACTCGCGCGCTAGCGAGTCATTGCTTCGACAGCCCATTATGGCCAAGGACGCTCACGTTACGGCGTTCGTCAAGGTCGAGAAAATCGACTTGGGTTTGAAAGAAGATCCTTGTCCAAGGCTCATACAGCCTCGGTCTAAGAGGTATAACGTGGAGTTGGGGACTTACCTCCGACTCAACGAAAAGCGCCTCACCAACACCATTGACAAGGTGTTTGGCGAGAAGACTGTCCTGAGCGGTATGGACAGCTTTCAAGTGGG